TTTGAATTCGGCGGCATCATGTGGGAGCGGTACCGCGGCAAGGTCAACGGAGTTTCGTTCGTGCCGGACGATGAGGCGCGTTTGGTGCCGGAGGGTGTGCCTGGTCTGTGCATCTCGCGGTTCGCTCCGGCGGACTACATGGACACGGTCAATACCGAAGGGCTTCCCTACTACAGCCAGGTCGAGGTGTTGCCGTTCAAGAAAGGCGTCGCCGGCGAGGCCCAGTCCAACCCACTGCACATGGTCACCCGGCCGCGCTCAATCATTCACCTGAAGCTCTGATCATGGGGTTCCGGGACCTGATCAGCGACGTCGATGACACGGTGTTCGATGTCCTGGGTGATGCCGCCTCAATCGAAGGCCGCGAGGTGCTGGGGATGTTCTCGGCACCTTGGTTACAGCCAAAGCTTGGGCGTATCACCACCGCTTTGCGTGAGCCGCACCTGGTCATCCGGGTGGCGGATAACGCCGGGGTGGAGACTCGCCAGAAGGTGGTCATCGATTTGCCGGATGAAGATGGCGGCGGCAATTACACCATTGCGAGCATCGAGCCCGGGGGCGATGGGCTGGTTGCCCTGGTATTGAGGAAAGCGCCATGAGTGTCGGTAGCTATCACAAACAATCGTCCAACACGGGGCTGATCACACTCCAGGCCAACCCGCAGCAAGTTGCCCAGTTCGAAGAGTTTGCGGCGTTGACGCCCAAGGCCATGGCTGCCGCACAGCGGCGTGCCATCAATAAGACGTTGCGTTGGCTCCGCACTCACGTCGCCCGGTCGGTGGCCCAGCAGGAGCGTATCGCTGTCGCCGCGGTGCGGCAGCGTCTGCGGGCTTATCCGGTGGGAAGCAACGGGCAGGGCAGGCTGTGGTTCGGTCTTGACCCGATCTCGGCCAGCCGCGCCGGTAGGCCGAGGCAAACCCGCGCAGGCGTCTCGGTAACGGGTCGGCGATATGCAGGCGCGTTCTTCAAGGCCGTTTATGGCAGCCAGCCCGACATCTGGATCCGCACGGCCAGCAAGCATTTCAAGGAAAGCGATTATCCGGCCAGCGATGTGTCGGGAGGCGGCGGTGCGAGTTCGGGCTGGATCGCCGAAAACGGCAGTCGTTTCCCGTTGGCCAAGGCCATGATTTCGTTGGAGGACGTAAAACCGCACTTCGAGTCCTGGACCAATCGGGCCCACCAGCGCTTGCTGGAAGTCATGCGCCAAGAGCTCAATTTCGAGTTACAAAAACTTCTGGGGAAAATCGGCAATGGATGACGAACCAATTCCTCTCGATCAGGTGTATGCCGTCATCGAGCAGTCTATAGCCCGGACCATACCGGCTCTGGCGTTCGTTGGCACGATGCCGGACAGGCTCGACCGGGTGGCCCTGCCTGCCGTAGTGATCGAGTTGGTCGAATGGGAGCCTGGTCCCGACCCGGGCACGGGGGAGGTTGGCATTGAGGCGCGTTTTGAGGCTCGGGTGATTGTTGCCGGAGAAGAAGAAAATAGCCTGCGAATGGCGGCGTTCACCGCAGCGCAGCTGACAGTGTTGTTGCGCATGCAGACCTGGGGGTTGGCTGTCGAGCAAGCCCACTTTGTCCGCGCCGCCCAAGATTGGACTCGGCCGGAGCTGGATGGGTACGCGGTCTGGGTGGTGGAGTGGACGCAGGGTATCTACCTCGGAGAGGGAGAGTGGCCATGGCCTGACCAACCACCCGGCACTCTGGAATGGGCCGTGGGACCGGATGGCGAGCAAGTTCTGCCGGAGGAACTGGAATGAGCCAAGTCAGTGCGCAGCATGACCGCATGCTGGCCGGGCTGATCATCCCCTGCCGGGTGGTCGGCGTGGATCTGGCGGCTGCGATGGTGCGGGTGTCCGACGGCGGTGATTGGACCAGTGCCTGGGTCCGCTGGCACAGCCAGGCCGCCGGCAAGGCTCGTCACTGGCGAGCGCCGAGTATGGGCGAGCAGGGGGCTTTGATCAGCCCGAGCGGGGAGCCCGCGCAGGGCACCTTTGTACCGGGCCTGTTTGGCGAGGCTGGTGCCCAGCCAGACAACCGCGACCACGTCGAGGTATGGCGCTTCGATGATGGCGGGTCCTTGGTCTACGACTGGGAGGCCAACACCTACACCATCACGCTGCCCACCGGACAAGTGCTGGTCAAGGTGGCCGGCTCGACGTTCTCGGTGACGGCTGATGCGATCTCAGGCGAATCGCCGACCATCAGCTTCAAAGGTGCGGTGAGCATCGACGGTCCGTTGCATGTCACACAGAACATCACCAGCGACGGCGCGATCATCGATACCGGCGGCAATAGCAACCATCACACGCATTAACTTCAACCCGGAGAGCCCGCCCCGTGCGGGCTTTTTCACGCCTGGAGCACGCCATGGCCAAACCCAAAGAAAACCCTGATGTTTCTGGTCCCGCGGGGCAGGTGACCTACCGCGACAACCTGTACACCTCGCGGGTGCTGATCCTGCCGCAAGGCCGCCAAATGTCGGTCGACCGTCACAGGGTCTCGGTGTCGATCGATGACGCTGAAGCACTGCAGTACCTCGATGCCCATCCGGACTTTAAGCCTCTGCTGGAGTAACCCACCATGATCGGACTGGATCGCCGCACCGGTCAGCCGTTGGCTGGCCAGGCGCACCTGCGCCAGTCCATCGAGGACATTCTGAGCACGCCGCTGGGCAGTCGGCGGATGCGCCCGGATTACGGCAGTCAGTTGCGCCGCTTCGTCGACCTGCCGGTAAACGAGGGTTGGAAAAGTGCAGTGCAGGCCGAGGTGGCCAGGGCGCTGCAGCGCTGGGAGCCGCGCCTGAAGCTTGAGCGGGTGCGGGTGACGGCCGTGGTCGGGGGGCAGGTGACCCTGCAGCTGAGCGGTGAGTACCTGGGCGACAGGGCAACATTTGAGGTAACGGCATGAGCACCATCGAGCTGTCGGCGCTGCCCGCGCCGCAAGTGCTGGAAGACCTCGATTTCGAGGAAACCTATCAGAGCGAGCTGGCGACCTTTCGCCAGTTCATGGGCGATAACTGGACCGCCTTTCTGGAAAGCGATCCGGTGACCAAACTGCTGCAGGTCGGGGCCTATCGACGCCTGCAAAACCGGGCACGGGTCAACGACGCCGCCAAGGCGCTGCTTTTGGCTTATGCCAAAGGCGCTGATCTCGAACAATTGGCCGGCAATGTACGGCTCAAACGTCTGGTGATTCAGGCCGAGGACCTCACTGCTGTGCCGCCCGTGCCGGCCGTGCTGGAGGAAGAAGATGCTCTGCGTGAGCGTGTCCAACTTGTCTATGAGGGGTTGACCACGGCGGGGCCACGCAACAGCTACATCCTGCATGCGCGCAATGCTTCAGGCCTGGTCGCCGATGCCACTGCCGAAAGCCCGACGCCGGCGGCGGTGGTGGTGACGGTGCTGGGCCTTGAGGGCAACGGCGCCGTCACCCCTGCGTTGCTGGACACGGTCCGAATCAGGCTCAGCGACGACGATGTGCGACCAGTGGGGGACCGTCTGACCGTGCAGGGTGCGGAGATTCTGCCGTTCAGCATCGATGCCGTGGTGTATATGGCCGGCAGTGGACCAGAGGCCGAGGCCGCCCTGGCCGAATGCAAGCGTCGCCTGCAGGCCTGGGTCAATCCTCGGCGTCGTTTGGGAATCGAGGTGGCCCGGTCTGCCATAGATGCCCAGCTGCATATCGGTGGTGTCAGCCGTGTGGAGCTCAATGGCTGGGTCGACATCCGCCCGAGCAAGTCTCAGGCAGCCTGGTGTGAAAGCATCACCGTAACGCGGGGTAATTGACATGAACAGTCTGCTCCCGCTCAACAGCACCCAACTCGAACGGGCGATAGAAGCGGCTGATGTCGAGATTGTCGAGGTGCCGTTACGCACCCTGTACAACCCCGATACCTGTCCGTCGCACCTGCTGTATCACCTGGCCTGGGCCTGGTCGGTGGATCGCTGGGATGACACCTGGTCGGAGCCGATCAAGCGCTCGGTGATCCGCTCGGCGTTCTTCGTACATGCCCACAAAGGCACCATCGGTGCACTGCGTCGGGTGGTCGAGCCGCTGGGCTACCTGATTGAAGTGCTGGAGTGGTGGCAGACCGCTCCGGAGGGCGTGCCGGGTACCTTCGCCTTGAAGGTTGGGGTGCTGGATACCGGCATCACCGAGGAAATGTACCAGGAGCTGGAGCGGCTGATCGATGATGCCAAACCGGTTTCCCGACACCTGACCGGACTTGCGATCAGCCTCGAAACCCAAGGCATTTTGAACATCAGTGTTGCCGTTTATGAGGGCGACGAAATCGACGTTTATCCACCGGTCATGCGTGACATCGAGGTCACCGGGACGATCGGTTGGGTTGGACGTGAACATTCGGTAGACACTCTGGACGTTTATTATGATTGATGTGAACTCGCAGTTTTTTGCCATCCTCACCAACGTGGGGATGGCCAAGCAGGCGAACGCCGACGCGCTCGGCATTCCCTGGAAACTCACGGACATGGGCGTAGGGGATGCGAACGGGACTGACCCGATCCCCAGCGCCGCTCAAACCAAGTTGATCAATGAGTGGCGGCGCCGGCCGCTAAATCAACTCAAGGTCGATCCAGCGAACCCCGCGGTGCTGATCGCCGAA